CATCATCGCCAAAACATTCGTAAAAATCGCCACAGCGGAAGAGCAACACTGCATCGGGGTGCTTTTTCTTCATTTCCTGGTACTGCTCGATGAGTGGGGCGGCGGTGATAGCCTCGACTATCTGCTTAGGCTTTGCGGCCTCTTCGGCCTCGGCCTTCTCCTTGGCCTCTTGTTCGGCCTTTGCCTTGGCCTCGGCCTCTTGGCGAGCCTTGGCCTCTTGGCGAGCCTTGGCGCGAGTGCTGATTGCGCCTGTGCGCTTAATTTCGGCTTGTATGAGCGCCATGGCATTTTTCGAGATGGGGCAATTTTCGCCCTTAAGCATAAAAGCGTAATTGAGGGCGTTGGCGGCATTGGTGAAATTGCAGATGTGCCAAATTGAGCGGTCCGACATGTAAGTGCCGACGCTGATGACGGCAGGGGCTACGGCCTCGCCCTCTGCGGCGGCTTTTGTGCCGTCAGTGTAAAGGGAAAGTTCGATGAGCGACTGCGGAGCGATGAACGCGGTGACGCATACGGGATTGGGGAGAGTGGCGGCTGTGGTGGCTGTCTGTGACATAGTGATTATTTTTAAGAGTTATTTATATTTATAGTTAGCAACCGAAAAAGATGCGAAAAAATGCTTTTTCGACTTCGACCTCAAAATGAGCCGTGCCGTTATTGGACTTGCGACCATTTATCGGATTGGAGGAGAGGTGAGAAGCTTTTACATTCTCTTGCTCCTTTTTGATTTCAGGCTTCTGTGAGCCGAAGGGCTGTGTCATATCTTTGATTTTTTGTTCCATTTTATCGTCCTTGTTATCGAGTTTGATTTAGCTTTTACATTGCAAGAAGAGGGTGGACGAAAGCACCATAAGGCAAATTTGGAGCGAAAAATACCGGAGTGAAATGAGGATGATTTTTCAGCGGAAGTGCATCTCAATTTGCAGGGTGCGTGTCTGCCCTAACTTCGCGATGTGAATAGCGTCCAAATCAAATCCCGGTGGCAAGGACATGGAGCAAAAAACCTTTGGTATTACAGGCCCGCAGGGTCATAGATGCCGGTGCGGAGCAGAAATCAACGAGGGGCGAGAGAGCCGAGTCAGGGATTGAAGCCGAACGGCCGAGACTACAGGCTCGGTACACGAAAGCCCGGCCCGCAGGGCGACTCTAAAAATTTGATGAAACGACCCAAAAAAGTCCATCAGAAACAGAAAAACTTACAAAAAATGATGTTTCAGCGTAAGAAACGACCCAAAAAAGTCCGTTTCGTGTATGAAACGTACAAAAACAAAAGGTCGCCCCCGGAAAACCGAGAACGACCTGTGGAGAGAGTATTGAGAGAGGAGAACGAGTTTCTTTGCGATATTTTTATTAAACAAGGTGCAAAGCGACTACGTCGATTAGCCGTCGATAGCCAGAAGGTAAGCCGCGAGCCATGGTAGCCATGACATGATAACGCCGCCGGCGATAGACCATAGGACATCCCAGATGCAGATGTGGTTGCCGGGCAGCTTACGCTTACGGTAGAACTCCCAGCAGACAGCCACAACAAGGACAGCAGAGAGAGCCACAGCCACGGTAAGCCAGGGCAAGTGCGGAGGAAGGAGAGCGTAGAGAACACCGACGATCACGCAGATAACACCGCCCAGGATGAGATGCAGGATTTTGTCAGAACCACGTTTGTCTTTGCAAAGTGTCATTTTTTGCGAGTTTTGATAATTAGGATTAGAGAGAGGATTAGGATTGTGCCTGATATCGAGCATAAAACCACCCAGTCGGCGGGACGTAGCAAGTCATTATCGCTGTGGGTGTCCTGCTGCAAGGCTTTAGAAGATTGAGCCGAAAGATTTACAGTCTTTTGCTCGTCAATCGAAGTATGCTCATGGGTAGCCTCTTCGAATGACTCCTTAGCCTTCGCGCTCTCGATTTCAATAGATTTGGGAGCGGCGCGAGAAGCGGGGTGTGCTGAGTCAGGGGGGAAGAACTCGACCTTAATCCCGGACAAGTCAAGCTCACGGGAAGCAGTGATGAGAGAGAGGATATCATCATTCGTGAGCGATTTGCCGGAGCAGTCAACAACGACATCGGAAGTATCGACGTACTCGGTGGCGGACTGTCGGGAAGAGCGGCACGAGCATATTGCTGACATCAGCAATATGGTAAGTAAAAATCGGATCATATATCTTTGTATTCGGTTTTTGCGTCGAACGAGGGGCAGGCTTTCGGGGCGAAATCTCGGTGACCGTAGACCGGACAACGGTATTTTGCTTTAAGGTCTTTGAGCAAAGCGAGCAGGGCAGTCTTTTGCTGCGGAGTGCGCGTGTCAATGGGGATTTTGAAAGACTCCTGGTCAACCCCGCCGGCATAGCAGACGTTGATAGAGTCTGAGTTATGCCCTACGACACCGTTAGAGATTTTTTCGACAGGCACGAGCTGAACGACAGTGCCGTCTTTTTCGATGAAGAAGTGGTAGCCGGGAGACTTCCACCCTCTGCCGCCCTTTGATACCGGGCCGGTATGGAAGCGCACGATGTCAGCTGCAGTATTGTTGATATTGCCAGCCGAGCAGTGGACTATGATTTTGTTGATTTTACGCATCATATAGGAATTTTGAGTAAAATCATACGTTTTTCGAGAATGTCGACATATTGAGACAGGGCGTCGACCTGATCGAGAATAAGAGCCCGCTGCCGTTCATCGAGACGATTGAACCGGCTTGCGTCGTCAATGAAGAGCCTCAGGTTGCGGAGATGACGAGCTGCGCGGGCGTGTTCCTGGGCGAGACGGAGTTCATGCGGTTTCATTATCTGAAGATTTTTTGATATTTATATTCATGAGAGAACCGGCTATTGCGATAATCTTTGCGAACAGTATTAATGTGACGTTGCTTAGTTCTCCGACCGGAGGACTGAAGAAGTCATAAAGTATAAGAACCATGGCAACGACAAGTAAAGCAATGCCAAGGTAATGGCGGTGGGCTTGGACGGTTGACTTTTTCATTACAAGGAGAGGTTTAATTACGATGCAAAAGTACTAATGAACGTATGTATAGTAAAAGACAAGCGGAGCTACATAACGCCGCCGGTATCGATGATTGCGATGCCAGAATAAGGACGGCGCTCACAACCGATGTAAAGGGTATCGAAAGCGTCAGTTCCGTCGGTGCGGTGTTCGAGAAGGTCTTCCTCGGACTCGGCGAGCTTTTCACCGGCTTTATTTTTTCTGAAACCGAGGCGGCCGCGTTCGACGCCGGCCGACTGGATTGCGAGAATAAGATCATCGTTATTCTGGCGGTTGAAATAAGGCATGAGGCGGTTGCGTCCGGCGAAGCCACGGTTGATAAGGTTATACTTTTCATCGTGGCGCATGGGATTGCCGAGCGGAACAGGGATAACGCGCCAACCGTGGCGCTCGAATTCCTGAATAATGGCGTATCGGAAATCGACATCGTTGACGGCATAGTTGCTGCCGAGAGCCGTAGTATCATAGTAGAAGATTACGGTCTTATCGTCATGATAATAGTAATACTGGCAGAACTCGGCAATTAGTGCGGGCAGTTTACGCTCGTACTTGACGAAAAACGACTTCAGGACATTAAGGCGGCCGAGGCGTTCGTCCGGCTGTCCTGCAACAATCCAGTTGATATTGGCATTGTAGTCCATGCCGATGCAGATGGGCGCGTAGCGGTTGACATCGCGGTCAGCGCGACAATCGACAGCGGCGGGGTCGAAGTCGAAGCCGAGCGAGTCAAGATACTCAAAATCGCTGTCGTTGTATTTATGATCTTCCTTCATGCTGCTGTAGAAACCATCGCGAGCGATGCCGATTTTCTTGCACATGATGGAAGTCTGGAACGTAAGCGGCGTGAGGTCGCGCTTCATGTCGCGAAGGTATTGCTCGCCCAGGAGCTCAATATTTTCGACGCTCGAATATTCGCGGTAATATGTAGCGACCGAGCGGAGCCGGTTGATATTGGCATCGAGGCGGCGCAAATGGTTGCGGAGATAAGCGGGAGGCTCGACGCCCGCTTTGCGCATTTCAAGAATTTTCTGCTTCAATCGCCAAATCTCATAGACTCCCGCCTCGATAGCCTCGATGACCTGAGGGTCCATCTTTTTCTCATACTCCAGGAACCAAGAGCCCTTCTTGCTCTGCGGCATATCGGACAAAATCATCATGGCATGATTGAACGAGTGCCGGCTGAAATGCGACTTGATGCCACCATTGGCAGGGAGCGTTTCCTGCGTGAGCTTAACGGGGTCGATGAACTTAGCCTCGTCGACGAGGATCCACGAAAGCGTCAGGGAGTTCGCAGCTCCCGGACGGTCCTGCGAAAGAATAACGGCGACGCTGCCGTTATAGAATGAAATCACCTGCTCCCAGTCATGGGGCTCGGTGATTGGAGGCAGGAACGACTTCGGCGGGCGTCGGCCCACGAAGTAGTGAATGCCCTTCTTATATCCCCAGCGGCGCCAAGCGGCGAAAAGGCCCGGCAGGGTATTCGTCAGACCATGCTTGAACGTAGGCACGACAATGCCGCCTGTAGCGCCCTTCATGCGCTGCATCATTTTGAGCGTGTAAGGTGCGGCGATAGAGTCGGTCTTGCCGGTTCGACGCCCGGCTACAACGACAGTGGTTCTTGCGCCGACAAGCTGCGTCAAGAGCTGCGGACGGTTGAAATAGGTAGGCGTGGCTTTAGGGTTCGTCTGTTGCATCGATGTCAGGGGCTTTATCCGGGAACAACTTATCTTCTTCGAGGTCGGCATCCTCAAACTCGACATCCTGAATGTCGGCAAAGTCACGCGACAGTTCCTTTGTGAGCTTCGCGATATGGTTGTAGACATCGGGGATTGGCTTGATGCCCAGGACTCGCACGTCAAGCGTAGCGGCGAAGGGCTGAATAACAATCTCGTCGTAAGGCATTGCCATTTCGTCTTCGAGGTCGACACGGTTATATTTGGCATACGACGAAACGACACGCTCCATGGTTTTTGTATCCTTACGGGCTTTTGCCATGGCGTATGTTTCGAGGAACATTTCATTGGCTCTTGCGCGGTGGAAATCGCGCGACTTCTGCGCGAGCAGAGGCACGAGCTGATGAATGATGTTGATGTCGGAGTAAGCGGTAGACTGCGAGACATCATAGCGCGACATGATAGCATCGCGGAGCTGCCTGTCCTTCATGGACGGGTTGCTCAGCCAGTAGTTATACATTTCGCGCAGGCGCATGACGCGCTCGGCGAGAGCGAGAGGGTATTTCTCTCTCAGCTCATCGTCAGACGCGAGAAGGTCAACCTTACAGGCTTCGAGTGGAGAGGGGAGATTGGCCATATAAGCAGGTTCAACTATCCCTATTTATCGCAATTTGCGACAAATTGAGATAAATTACTATATCTATTCGTCATCTTCCATATCGAGCAAAGCCTTTTCAGACATCTCGATCGCGGCAGGAGAACCTACACGAGCGAGAGTAGCCATCTGCTTACGGATTTCGAGCTTCTGCGAGAGTTTCCCCTTGATATAGGCTTTGCGTGCCGTATGCCCTTCTGAGGCAATATCGGCTTTGAATTCTTCCTCGGGAATATCGAGATAGATAGCAATTTCAGAGGGCTTTGTGTAGAGTTGAGCAAATTGCTCAATTTTCTCCAACTGCACGGGCGAATACTTCATTGAAAGGAACGGATTGACGGGTTATTACATAATCGACTTGCTGATGCAAGTTGTCAAAAACAGACTTGTCGGTGGAGATGAAGCCGGACTCGAAGCGGTTGCCTCGAGTGAGGTTCTGCGACATTACCACAGACACAGACCAGCGTTCGTTATACACAAGCAGGATTTTGGAGTGGTTTGATGATAGGTAGCAGTGCTCGACTGTCTGGGCGATGAATGGCCATAGAATAAGAGTCTTATTTGTAGCCTTGAAATCGAGGACAATATCGAGCGAGCGTATTAGATCAGACTTCTCAATGAAGAATATTCGACGGAGAAATTCTTCAGAAATCGAAAAGGAAGTCATTTGCACATGAGCCGGGCCGGTCTGATCCAAAATCCACTGCAGCACGTCGGCAACCTGTAGCACATTGCTCAGATAAGCCTGGTTAGGGTTGCCGGCGAGCTGTTTGAGTACCGTTGAGATATGCTCGGAGTGTTTCATAAGAGGTTAGCTGCCGCCATTTTAGCGCGGAGGGCATCTGATGGATTGGCAATCTGCGAGTATAATTCCTTGATATGTTCGGCAGTTGCTTCTGTTGGCGACTTGGCATACTTGCCGAGTTGCAGGTTAATCGACTTGACAGCGTTTTTCTGAGCTGTACGTGCGTCTACCACCTTGACAGTAGCCGCGAGAGGCGTGCCCTTGACATAATGGTCGTAGACATTCCAGTTGTCTCGATAACGGCGGTCATATTCGATAATAGCCTTAGCGAGCGGATATCGGTCAGAGTCCGGGCAAGTAGAATTGAGCGGAGTAATCATGCGGATGCGAGTGTGAGCTTCGCGCATACGCCGCATGAGCTCTGCGTTCTCGACATAGAGCTGTTTGACATCATCGGGAAGCTCGTCATGATCCGGGCGCTTTCCGTTTTGGAACGGAGTGCGTTCGGTCCGGTCAAGACCACGCCGCTGAGCGATATCGTCGACCTGAGACATCATCTGCTTCACTTCCTCGTGCGTGGTGTCGATAAGGCGGTTCTTGAGTATCTTCTGTAGATGATATTCGAGAAGCGAAGCCTTACCGACAGGATTGCGGATGATGTTGTTGTAAAGGATACGGTTGCGAGTAATGCGCAGCAGCAGCTCCGCACCGGCTTTAATGTCGCGCTCGCCCGGGTCAGCGGCAAGCCATTCCTGAATTTTCGGAGTGAGTTCTAATTCAATCATAACTTATTGTTT